GGCTGTTGGTGCTTTTCCGTAACTCGGTGCTGGAGGTACTTGTTTCGCGGTGTCGATTCGCCAGGCAACAATTGTATTAAAGTACTTAACCTCGCCTTGTGGAGATGTCCATTCGCGGCCTCTGATGTTAATACCTACCGTAACATCTTGCCCTTGTTTAACGCCATCTAACAAGCTAATTTTGTCTTGATGGAACTCTATACTAATTTGCTGCGGGTATTGCTCCTGAGTAGTTACTACTACTTCGCGCTTCTTGAATTTTGCGCTTACGTCTACCGTTATGGATATGCGTTTAATTGTTCCTTTTATTTCCATATTTATTAATCTGATTTTACTGAGTATTTAAAAACTAATTTATTAGCTATATGGTTAAAATCTAAGCTGTTTTTTTTCATTTTCTAAGTTCTTTTTTCCGTTCCCTAATAGGTGTAATCAATAAGAAAAATATAACCGCGAAACCTGCAATAGGGATTCCCGCGCAAACCCACACCCCATAGATAAGCATGGATTGTTCTAATGGATTAGGTAGGCCGCTCTCGTCAGCGATTAGGTAGGCGGCAAGGAATGATAGCATTGTGCATATTGCTATCATTGTCGCGGTTTTCTTTACAGGTGTAGTGTTTGTGATTTCTATATTGTGATCTTTTTTTTTCATCTTACTTTAGTTTTCGGTTAATTGATAATCTTAATCTTTCCTTTTTAATCTCGCTCTCGGTCTGGATAAACTTAGTCCTGTAGGTACTTGCATTGCCTTTATTGAGGAATATGTACCTAGAAGCCGCTACGCCTGATATGCCTATCTCCGAACTAATGAACATATAAGCGCCACGGGCTAGAGTGATGTTATTTTGGCCACCTCTTCCCGCTGCTTGCTTAGCGGTCATATCTTTGCGCGTGACCTTGTACGATGTACATACCACGCTTAGAACGTGGTCTAGTATTGTGTTTTTCATTTATTTTTTGTTAAGTTCATTTACCGCCATTATTACACGCGCGGTTAGTATGTCTTTGTCTGCTTGCGGTATATCAAAAGTCCAGGATGTTAAATCCTTATAACTTGATGCGTCTGGTAGGTATGGAAAACTAGGATCTTGACCGCTCGTAATTAATCCTACTATCTGGTTATAAATCCACTCGCATTGAAACGGTGTTAATCCTTCGTTCTCAGGTGTAAAATCTTGACTAATCCAATCTCTAATATCTGGCAGCTCACTAGCATAAGGTACATAGATAATGCTTTCGCCTTGGTTGAATGGAATCTCTAACTTACTCTCAAGCAAACAAGAGTTACTAATTAGCTGCCAGTAGTTCTCACTCTTCTCAACCTTGTAAATATCTATTCCCGCCTCAATTGCTTCTATGGTATCGCAATAGCTAGTTAGGCTCCACGGACATTTAATATCTCCTACTATGTTATTGTCTACCGTGAATCTTAAAGTGTCTGGTATTCCGTTCCATCGGTCTACGGTTGCATGCTGTATTCTGCCTTGTTGGTTCCCATCCCGGTAACTTGTGTCTAGTTTCCGCTCGAATACATACCGCTCCATGACCTTACCCCAAATTAATGGGCGGGCGTTGCTGTCGGCCTGTAGTGATCGTGTTAGTTTCTCCTCGCGTACCTTCTCCTTTATGTAGCTAATGGTAGTTGCTCCTAACATTGTGCTGTCTTCGATCTGCTTAACGGCACTACCGACCCCCTTCTTCGGCCTGGCCGCTAGTTCGTCCGCTGTCATTAATCGCTTGCCCGCGCCTATTAATCTATGCGCGCTTGAGCTGCTGAAATTGGCGACTCTGCTAATCATTGTTTAAGAGTATTTAAGTACTTAATCGTCTTCGCGTATGAACTTGCTTCTTCATTGGTTACAATGTCATTTAAGCGCGCTTGCATATCGTCATTAAGAAGCGTAAACTTTTCATCCCTTAAATCAATCAAGACCTCTAAGGTATAAGGGTTAATAGTCTTCACTCGAATACAGTCTACCTTTTCTTTGGTTCTGCGATCATCAATAGTATCGACAAACAAGCATATAGTAACACCTTGCGAGTCTTCCATAAACTTAATACCGCTTGATCTTACAATAGAATTGGCATTAGTTTGATTGCATATAAACGGCTTAATAGGTTCTTTAAACCTTACTACTCGTTTAGACTCACTTCGTCCGCTTACGGGGTCTTTAACTACTTCCCATTGTGCAGACTCAATAGTCACATTTAACTCTCCGCTTTCAGGTAAATCCCAGTGTCCGAGGTAGTTCTTATTTGGGGATTGCATCCAGTGTGTTTTCTCGTTGCTCATGTTACTTGTATTTAGGTGGGTTGTTTAATTTAAACTTAAGAATGTGGCTAATCTCGTGTAGCTTATCGATGGCAAGTTCTAGTGCTGGATGTTCTACTGGCATTTTTTGGCAAATTAAAATCTGCTCCTGAAATGCTACGCGCACTTTTTCGGTTTCGGATTGCCAATCAATTACTAAGTGGTTAAATGCTTTCGCTTTTTCTGTGAATGTCATAGTGTGTTATTTGATACGCAAATGTAATACTATTATTTTACATATACAACAAAAAAAAAGCCCCACTATTAAAGTGAGGCTTTCCAAACAAATAAACATGCACTATGAAACTACTACAAACAATCCCTTTGTTGGTCGGCTAATGTACTGTTATTTTCCCCATAATATATATTGGTACGATAAAATAATTTGATTATCCCCTAAAAGATTGTAACCAACTCCTATATTATGCTTGTCATATTGTACCGCTACGGTTGGTGCGAATATATCCCGACCTACACTTGCGCCTGCAAAAATAGACCATTTCATTTCCTTGACTATCTGAGTGGGTCTAAGGTTCTGAATCGTGAAATTCACGTCCCTAAAATTGTTCTCATATAGAGTGCCTGTAAACTTAATTTTAACCTCGTTAATTACTATCGTGCTATCAATTAGCCTCTGACTATAATAACTCTCTATAACCGCTTGCGTGTCTATTTTGGAAGGTATCTTGATAAATGTCTTAACGTATATTAAGCTGTCAATCCGTATCTCTTGTGTAATGGTATCGGTTACGGTTTCAACTAATCGAATAGTATCCGCGGTTTTAGTTTTTCGGCCTATGAATAAACCGAAAATTAAAGCTACAATTATTAAAACATGGCTCCATTTAACTTGCATTTTCTTTAGATTTTCCTTTTGGTTCAGGCAAGTCAGATAGCTTTTGATTGCGAATAGCCGCGCGGATATATTCCCACATATCTAGTCCGAAAATATTTTTAAAATTACCAAGTATCGATCGTAGTTCAGTCAATGCTAGAAATCCCGCTACCAAGCGCATAAAGGGAAGGGAAGGAATAATTTTGCTTTCAATTACCCATGCCGCCAGTAGGATTAGGCAATAGATGATGAGCTTGTTTAGGGTGTTGAATATTTTGGACCATTGAAAAGGTGCACTGGTTTTAAAGCTGGCAATAATGCCAGTGATCAGGTCAATAATTATCAATACGATTAAAGCCCCAGCTACATCGTAAAGAGGCACTAAAATAGCTACAAACCAGATCAGGAATTTCATAATGAAATCTATATTGTCGTCGGCATTTAGGAAGTTGAGAATTTTTTTGGGCATATCAAGTAGCGTCCGTAATTATAACATTAATGGTATCGTTGCAGAGCTTCATAATCTTCTTCATTGTAGCCACGCTATTCGTCACATCTAAATAACCGTCCCCGTCAATTTGTTTGTGCTCTTCCCCTGGACCAGCGCAGCCCAATAAGTCGTGCCAATAATTAGCCGGGTGAATTAATATTTCACTACGACCTGGAACATTTTGGATCCAAAGGCACCAGCCGAATTTTGGAGACTTGTGTTTTATAGCAACGTAATTATCAGGGGGAATGCAGCTAATGTAGTTTTGATTATTGAGCCAAGGCAATTCCACAGTCTTAAATTCCATAAGAAGATCCAACGACTTACTGTGAAGAAATCCCGCGCCAAGCGTCTGTTTATCTTGGCCTTTAAAACGAACAATGGATAAGGTTTCGGCTTTCATTTTATTGGTGTAAATGTTTTTAAAAATCCCGCGAAGGCTTGGGCAAGGTAGGCAATTAAAACCAACTGCCAACCCCCTAATATAAAGACGATTGCTAAAAAGCAAAGCAGGCTAAGAAGCTGAAAAAAGTGCTCGGCATCGGTAAGCCAAACTAAAGCGGAACTAAATACCCATTTCGGCAACCAATCAGGCCCCCAGCTATGTTTATTCGTCCAACTTAACGGAGTGTTCCACCAATCCGCCCATCCGATAAATCCGCCCTCTTTTCCATGCTCCGAAAGTTCTCGAAAAGCGGAAAATAGAAACGCAAATAAAGCGATTAGCAAGGCTGTCTGTGTCATAAGTTAACCGCGCCTTCTGCCCATATAACCCCGTGCATAGGATTACTCGGGGTTACTTGATTTGAACTAGTAAAC